CTTGTTGATACTGTAATGGTTTTATATTATCATTAGAATAATTATAGTCATTATCGCTTTCACTTTCAGAATCACTTTCAGAATCGCTTTCACTTTCAGAATCACTTACTCTTTTTAAATTACATCTTGATATTTTGTTTATATTATCTATTTCATCATTATTTAATATTTCGTATTTTTCAATTTTCTTTATTTTTTTTAAATAATACTCTATTTTTTCAATTAATTCAATATCATAAAATTCTTCTCCTCCTACAACGCCAAATTTATTAGAACAAATTCTATTATATTTTTTTGTAAGTTTTTTTAATTTTTTATCAAAACTGTTTCTTTTTCCATTATAATAAATTCTATGTAAATGACTAAAATATCCTGGAATATACTCTCCTGTTTTATAGGTTGATTCTCTTTCAATAAAGTTATCGGTTATACCTATCTTTACAACTTTATTATAGTCTGTAATAAGATATAATACTCTTATATATAAATAAAATATTTCCATTTTAATATATAAAAATTGATATATATTAATATTATCATTTTTTAATTTAAATATAAAAAAAGTACATGTCTATGACATATAATAATTTATAAAATCCTTTTTATAATTTTAAAAAAATAATAGATATGTACTATTTTTATTCATTATAATTTAAAAATATGAGATTGTACCATATAACTTAAACCCATTATAATGATTATATAAATCTTCTTTTATCTTAGCTCTATTACTATTATAATTTTTAATAGGAAATTGTCCTAATTTAGCATCTATTTTTATATTTTGTTTTTCAGTATAATAAAGATTAGTATAATGTAATTCAATATCCCATACATCATTATCCCATCCTTGATCTATACAAGAACACGTTTCAATTTGTAATAATGGTTCATCTCTTTTATCTAATAATTTAGTAAATGTTGCCATGCCTATTATTTTATTATCATTAGATTTATTAGATAAAAACCATAATATATCACCTTCATTTATTGTCAAAGCTTTATTTTTAATAATATTATTTCTTCCTGATTTTAATCCCCAAAAAGGGTATTTGCTATTTTTAAAGTTTTTCCCATCAGCAACATTTATTATCCAATGTTCTTGCTTCATTTTTATATTTTATTTTATATTATTTAGAATTTTATATTCATTTTTTTATTTTAAACTATTTTAAAAAAATATTATATTTACTTTTAAAATTAAAAAAATGATTTTTATTAATTTTATTTTTTTTTATAAAATGACTGAAATCAATGAAGATTTTCACGACGCCGAGGAGTATATTTCAGATGATAAAATAGTTAATTTTGATATTACTAAAAATATTATACACGGTATTGATACAAATAAATATTTGCTTAAATTTTCTGTAAAAGAATTTGTTACAGAATCTGTACCTTGGGATTATAATCGTAATATAGATGATAAAAAAGTCAATGAACTTAGAGAACAAGTTAAAGTATTTGATAATAAAACAAGTCCAGTGTGGACTGTGAGTATTATTTTTGATAAATATACTCATAAAAAAAAAGATGAGCCTCAAAAATATCTTAAAATATTAGACGGACAGCATAGGTGGAAAGTATTGGATATAATGATTCGTAATAGCGAAATTGATGAAAATAAAGAAATCTATGCCATGTGTTATTGTATCGATTATTGTGAAGGGAAAAATAGGAACATAGCAACAGAATTATTTAAGAAAATTAATAACAATACACCATTGTGTCTTGAAGATATTCCAGATACTCGTATTCAAGAAATTGTTGATAGAATTATTGCTGATGAAGTATTAAATCCTAAAAAAGAAGGTATTAAAGTTGGAAATTATCAAAGTACAGCACACGAACCAGCTATTCATAAAAAAGAGTTATTTAATATATTAAATACACATTCTAAAAATTTCAGCCATCTAAGTATCGATGAAGTAATCGTTAACATTAGATTAATTAGAAATAAGATAATGATGGCGGGTTATGAAAAAATATACCATAAAAGTGAAAAACATCTAAACTATTTTCAAAAAGCTAAAAGTACTGATTTCTGGCTTGGATTAAAATCATCTAAACCAAAAAAAAATACTTGTGGATATAGTCCCGAACAATGGGTACTATTTATCAGTAATCCTCACGAGTTTGATAGAGTATAAACAAAATCCTTTAAAAATATATATAGATATGTAATACTTTTTTATATTATGTAAATTTTTATTTTATAAAATAATTTTAATAATTACAATTTACTTCATTGTGTCCTTTTTTTCCACATATATCACAAGGTTTATTATTATAGTATTTTTGGTTATTTGATTTGTATCCCGATTTATATTTATTTTTACAATAAAAGTTTTCATGAAATTTTGCACCTTTTTCTGTTTCAAATTCTTTATTACAATAATTACAACACCAAACTTCTTGATATTCCGTATCTGTATCAGAATCAGTTGTGTCATTATCTATTAAATTTCCATTAACATCTGTTTTAGCATAGCAATCTTTGACAAAATGACTATTTCTTCCACATCTAGTACATAAATTTTTAGAATGCCACAATTCTTTTTGTAACTGAAATAAAGATACTTCATCTAATTCTATTGATGAATATGTACCACCTCTTACATTTTCTATACCATATTTTGACATATATTCTTTAACATATTTATCTTCATCAAATTGAGATGTACTTTTAATTTGTTTAATAATTGATATTGGTTTATATTTTTTAGTCCATGAAGAACCATTACCATTTAAATGTTGTTCGTATCTATTTTCTACATTTAGTGTTTTGCCAATATAGTATTTATTATTTTTTAATTTTAATATATATATGAATTCCATTGTTATAAATATATAAAAAATTTTTTATATATTTATTTTTTTATTGTTTATTAATAATCTACTAAAAATAGATAAATAAGTTTTCATTTAAAAGTTTTAATTATTATAAATATATATATGAAAACAATAAAAATATTTATTTGGGCAGTTCATTATGATGAATTTTTATTTATTGTTAATCTTTTACATAAGTTATGTAAAGAAAAATATCAATTTGTTATAACTAATAATAGCGAAGATGCTGATGTGTATTTTACAAATCATTGGAAATCGAATCATAAAAATATTGATATTAATAAGAAAATTATATATTGGAGTGGTGAATCTTATCCAAATAAAATAATTATGAATAATTTACCTTATTTAGAATTAAATTCTTTTATATCTAACTCTAATACATCATTTCATTTCCCTTATATAGTAGTTTCTAAATATTGGAATAAAGATATAAGAATGTTTAATAATGAAAAAACTAAATTTTTAGCATTCTGTGTTAGTAATAAAAATTATTACGCTAATTGTGAAAATAGAGTTAATATTTTTAACAAATTTTGTGAAGCATTTCCAGATGAAAAAATAGAAGCATTAGGTTCAGTATATGGTAATTATAAAGAAAAACACAGAAGAATAGAAGGCAATCATTTAACCATTAATACAATTGAAGAATATTCTAAATTTAAATTTATATTAGCAATTGAAAATAATATTAAAGAAGGATATGTTACTGAAAAAATTATGAATGCTTTTGCTTCAGGTTCTGTACCAATATATCAAGGTTGTAGTAAAACTGTAGCAAAACAATTTAACAAAAATTGTTATATAGATATTAACGATTTTGAATCTGTAGATGAATGTATAAAATATGTAAAAAATATTACAGATGAAAAATATAAAGAAATGGTATCAAGCTATATTTATAATAAAGACGAGCCAGATGTTTTAAATATTATTGATGAAAATGGTAATTATAATTTTGAAAAAAGTAAATATTGGACTGAATTAAAAAATAATATATGTAATTTATTAAACTAATTATAATTATTTAGAAAAATGTTCTAAAAAAATGCGTTTTGAGAAAAAAATGATTTTAATTAAAGAATATAATAATTGCCCTGAAAGATGGGATTGTAACTCTTTTTAGAGGTAAAAAGACTATCAGTATTTTTAAACAAAAAGGGTAAAAGTATAATATTAACAGAAGACAATCTGTCAAGAATCTTTTATAAGAGGAATCGCTGTTCTATTATATTTCCTTAGTAGTTTAATTATGCTGTAGTTTTTTTATTTAAAGTATATAACTAGACTAAAAATGTTCTAAAAAAATGCGTTTTGGGAAAAAAATGACAGGTTTTTTGACTATAAATCCAATACGTCGCGCCAGAAAGCTACCTCGTACAACTAAAAGCAGAGAAAGTTTCAAGTACTTCTATTGTTTTATCAAAAGAAAGATATATCTTTATCCTTGTTTGTGATGGATTCGAAGAACCTTTTCACAAATACTGATATTATTTCATTTGTGTGGAAAAATACTAAAGCAGATGATATGAAAAAAAATAGTTTAATATCAAAAGAGTTTTATAACTTATATAAGCAAATGACAAATATAGATTTTCTATTTATAAAATATAATGACTGTGGAAATTTATCTTTATTTATAAAAAAAACAACAGATGAAATATGTAAAAAATACAAATATGCGTATCCAAAATTTCTACAATTTATGGTAGAATATATTGATAAAAAAAAAGATGAAAATATAAATGACAAAACAATATATTTGATTTATTATTGGATAGTACTAATTTTACATGCTATAAATAGAAACTATGAAGAGTTATTTATTCAAATTGGAAAAATAGATTATACAAATATATTAGACACTAATACATTTCTATTCTTTCTAGAAATTTTAAACGAAAAAAGAAGGACTATTTATGGAAAAATATATAGTAAAAAAACTTTAGATTTTATAAATTGTATTTCAATAACACATCTTATATTATTTTCAAAAAATTGCTTTAAAGATGATAGAGGATTTTGTTTAACATTGGAAAGAAAAAAGAAGGAGTTAGTTGAAAAATATAAAAATTTTAAACCATTGCGTCGTTCTTGGATTTATCCCAAATATTTATGTTTGGGAATAGTCGAAATGATAGAAAAATAGAAAAAAACTTTTATTTGAATAGGAATGATTAATATGATTGAAAAATAAAAATATATATTTTAAATATCATACAATATATCTTTTTTATTATTTTTACAATTTTTTACAATATTATATAAACTCGTAAATATTATTACATAAAATAAAATTATAAAATAATGTAAATTATCCATTATAATAATATAATAATATAATGTATTTTTATATAAATATTATATGATATTAATATCATATGAATGAGTTATCGTGTTGTATAATACCAATTTTTGACAATTATTATATTATAATTAGTTGTATTATTACAATTATTCAACAATTTTTATTTTTTATTATTGCGGCATATTTTAAATTTGATAAAGTTACAGATTTTGCTGGTACGACAAATTTTTTTGTTATTAGTATGACCACTTTATTTTTGGGTGCTTCTTTTAATATAAGACAAATATTAATTACATTAGCGTGTTGTATATGGAGTATTCGTTTAACTGGATATCTTCTAATGCGTATTCTCAAAACAAAAAAAGATGAAAGATTTGATAATTTAAATCGTGGATTTACATTAGAATTTGCTTTATTTTGGATTATTCAAGCATTATGGGTGATTATAGTTTCTTCTCCAATTATATTAGTTAATTCGGAATGTTGTATAAATTTAGAATTAAATAGTCAAGATGTGATTGGAATATTATTTTGGTTAATTGGTTTTATAATTGAAAGTGTATCTGATAATCAAAAATTTAATTTTAAAAATAATGAAAATAATTTAAATAAATTTTGTAATACTGGTTTATGGAGTATATCAAGACATCCCAATTATTTTGGTGAAATAATATTATGGTGGGGTATTTTTATATCATCTTCCAGAATATTTACCCCAATCATGTATATATCTATATTAAGTCCATTAACAATTACTATATTATTATTATTTGTATCAGGTATTAATCTTTTAGAGAATTCAAGTAATAATAAATATGGAAACTTAAATGAATATAAAGAATATAAAAAAAATGTTAGTATTTTAATTCCCTTTCCACCATCAATATATTCTAAATTACCATTAATTCTTAAAAAAACAGTATTTTTAGATTTTCCTATATATAATAAGTCTTCATTAAATATTTAAAAATATCATCTAAACGAATATATATTTTATGTTCTAAATTTAGATATTAATCTACTTGCTAATACAATATAATCAAAAGGGACCTCTTTATTTAATTTATTGACACCTTCAACTGACATATATAATGTTCTAGCATATGAAACAGCAGTACATGAACCTTCATTTGTTTGTTCTGGTTTTCTTTTTATGAATTCTAAATTTGATATTAGTTTAATTAAATTTTTTGTTCCAGCATCTGCTGATTGTTTCCAAGGATCGATTATATAAATTTTATTATTATTTTTAAATATTGTTCTAGCATGTCTATCATATGCTATATTAGCAATAATATAATCTGAATTTATGAAATTTTTTAATTGTTGTGATAATGTTTTAGTGGAACGAAGATTAATATATCGCGGATATAATACTTTAAATTTATTTGATTTCTTTTGTATATAATAATTTGCTTTTTCAATTGTTTTTGTTGAAATAGCACATTTACTAAATATAATTTGTTTATGTTCATTTAAAATCGGATTTTGTAATGGATTTCCTTTTATTAAATCAGTTACCCATACTGATTCATTATAAGGTATATCAATTCCAATAATACCGTATGTTTTTTTAGTATGTTTATCTAAACTTTCTGATAATTTATATGAGTTATATTTTTTATTTATTTCATTAATTGTAAAAATAATTTTTGATAAATTTTTGTTATTATGTTCGTTTATATAATACATATACCCATGTACTCTATTCCATAAAGGATTAGCATAATATTTACCTGTAAAATTTTTAGGTAAATAAATATCTGTATTTTCTTTATTTGCTAATGCTAAATCTTTTAATTTACGAAGTATTAGTGTACCATTACCAGTAATTCCAACTATTTTTTGTGTTTTTGAAATTTTTACATCAAGAAAATTATTAGTATTATTAATAATATTTAGAGAAGGAAATTGAGAATTATTTTTATTATAAATTAATTTCCATTCTTCTTTTAATTTATTGATATTAATTGTTTTAGATTCTTTTATTGAAGAATGTTTTGCTTCATTTTTTTTTATTTTTATACATCTTCCACTATTTGTATTGCATATTTTATTTATTTTTTCACAAATTTTTATTTTTTCATCAGAACATTTATTTATATCATTATTTTTTAATAATAGTAGTTCTTTACCTATTTTACCTGTTTTTAATACATATCTTCCTGTTTTTGGATTTAATATTTTATCACTATTCATCTAAATAAACCGTAATAAAATATTAATAATATATATATATATATTATAAAATATAATACAATAGGAAATAAAATAGATATATAATTAATTAATGTAAATTGTTCTATAGATTTATTTAACTCAAAATAATCTAAATAATTCCAATATAAATAATTTAAAATTTTTAAATTGAAAAAATTAACAACTCCGTTTAATAAATTTTTTGATTCATCTATTAAAAATGATAATAATTCGTAACTCATTATCTATTTTCATATAATAAAAATATCAATTTTTTTAAAGTTTATATAAAAGTTTAATTATATAATATATATAATATCATAATGATAATAGATGATTATATTTTTTATACAAAAGAATATAAACTTAAATATGGAGATAAAACAATAGTTTTAATGCAGGTAGGTTCTTTTTTTGAGTTATATTCAGTAATAGAAGATACAGATAGTGAGATATATAAAATAGCAGATATTTGTAATATTTTAATTTCAAAAAAAAATAAATCAATAAACGAAGTTAATAAAAGTAATCCTTTAATGGCTGGTTTTCCCTTATATACAATACAAAAATATCAAAATATATTGTTACAAAATAATTATACAATTGTTATGATAGAACAAACAACTGAACCACCAAATCCAGAAAGAAAAGTAACAGAGATATTAAGTCCAGGAATGAATATTAATAATAATACAAAAAAAACAAATTATTTAATGACTATATATTATGAAAAAATAAATAATTTATTATTGGTTGGTATTTCTTTTTTAGATATTTCTACAGGTAAATCTTATGTATATGAAATAGGTTCTACAAAAGATGATACGGATATAGTAAATAATGAAGTATATCGATTAATAATTTGTTATAATCCTTGTGAAATAGTTTTTTTATCAGATAATAGTTTAAATAAAAAAGACAAAAATGAAATTATTATAAATCTAAAACTAAATAATATATTAATTCATAAATTATGGAACGAATATGAATATATTGATATAATGAAAGATATTAAATATCAGGAAAAAATATTAAAAAAGGTTTATAAAAGTATTAAAACACAATTATCAATTATTAATTTATTAAATTTAGAATATCTAAATTTTGCTAGAATATCTTTTTGTTATTTATTACAATTTGCTTATGATCATAATTCAGATAACTTAAATGATATTTGTAAACCTGAAATACTTGAAATTAATAAATATTTAAATTTAGAATATGATAGTACTTTACAATTAAATATTATTAGTTTAAATATTAACGATAAACCTTTAATAGATATTTTAAATAAGTGTAATACAGCTTTTGGTAGTAGATTATTTAAAGAGCGCTTACTAAATCCTATAATAAGTAAAAAAGAATTAAGCGAACGTTATAATAAAATAGATAATTTATTGAAAGATAATAAATATAAAGAAATCATTAAATATCTAAAAAAAATATTAGATTTAGAAAGAATTAAAAGACGGCTAATATTAGAAAAATTAAATCCTCATGAATGGTCTGCTTTTGATATATCATTAGAAAATTGTTTAAATATTTTAAATTTTTTAAATTATAATAATGAATCGAAAGAATTAGATGAAATTATTGATTATTATAGAAATGTAATTGATATTGATTCAGCATGTAAATATAATATAAATGAAATAAAAGGTTCAATATTTAAAAAAGGAATTTATAGTGATATTGATAATTTAGATAAAGAGCATAAAAATATTATTAAAGATATAGATCTTATTATTGATGACGTTATAAATATTGGAAAAAGATATAACACAGATACAAATTGTAAATTGGAATTTACAGATAGAGATGGATATTATATAAATATAACAAAAAAAAGATATCAAAATTTAGAAAAATATAGAAAAACATATAAAATTGTATCACAACAACAAGGATATCTTAAAATAACAACAGATGAATTAATTGAATATTCGAAAAATTTAAATGAATGTTTAATTAATTTATCACAATTAAGTTTAAAATATTATAAATCATTTATGACTGATTTTATTTATAAATTTAATAAAAAAATAGAAAAAATTATTTATATTATTGCTGATATTGATATTACATGTTGTAATTCTAAAAATGCCTATGAAAATAGATATTATAAACCGAATTTTATAACAGATAGTAATAATTATGAATGTGGTATTATAAATGCGAAAGATATTAGACATCCCGTAATTGAACAAATAAATCAAAATACACAATATGTTGGAAACGATATTAAATTAGATAAAAAGGGTATGTTATTATATGGTGTAAATTCATCTGGTAAAAGTTCATTAATGAAAGCAGTTGGTTTAAATATTATAATGGCACAGAGTGGTATGTATGTACCATCTAAAGAATTTTATTATGAACCTTATCACCATATATTTACAAGAATATTTGGGGGTGATAATATTTATAAAGGATTAAGTAGTTTTACAGTAGAAATGATAGAATTGCGAAATATTTTAAAAAGGTCCAATAAATATAGTTTAATTTTAGGAGATGAAATATGTAATGGTACTGAAACAACTTCTGGCATTTCAATTGTATCATCTGCTATTGATATATTAATTGAAAAATCTTGTAGTTTTATATTTGCTACACATTTACACGAATTAGTTGATATTAAACTAATAAAAAATTATATAAATATGCGTAAAATAGATATATATCATTTACATATTAAAATAATAGATGATGTTATATATTATGAAAGAAAATTAAAAGATGGTACTGGTTCAAGTGTATATGGCATAGAAGTGTGTAAAGGATTAGATATGCCAAATAATTTCATGATAAATGCTGAGAAAATTAGAAAAGAAATTCAAGGTATTGATACTTTTATTATAGGTTTAAATAAAAGTCATTATAATAAAGATATATTAATTGATAAATGTCATATATGTAATGAAAAAGTTGATGATATTCATCATATTAATTATCAATGTAACGCAGATGAAAATGGTTTTTTTGATAATTTTCATAAAAATGCTAAACATAATCTTGTAACATTATGTAAAAAATGCCACCAAAAAGAACACGATAACAGAATAAAAATACATGGATATATTGAAACAAGTGAAGGTATAAAATTAGAATATGATAATAATGAATCATTTAATACGAATCCATCAACTATCAATGAAAAATTTGATAATCCGGAAGAAATTAATATAGAAAAATTAAGAAAATATGTATTAATTGATAAAAATAAGAACTGTTATTTACGTTCTACATTAAAAAGTAAATATGTGATATGTGATAATACAAATAAAATAATAAAAAAAATTAATAGTGTTTTAAAAACAAATTATACTATTATACCTGAAATTTTTTTCAAACAATTATGTGATTTAACATTGTAAAACGCATTTTAGGCAATAATAAATATTTATAATATAAATTATTTATTTCATCTAAAGTTTTTTTTAAAATTATATATAATTCTATCATACAATTAAAAAATAAATAATAATTAGAAAATTTTGAATTAACTAAATTTATTATTATTTTATAAATGTTTGTATTATAATATAATACTTTATTTTTCATTTACTTTTATTAATTCTTTTAATCTTAAGTATTCTATTAAGTTTTCCATTTATGACCACATACAATACAAGTAAAGAATATTGTCATTGATTCATCACCCGAACGTGTTTGTAATTCTTGATAAGAAACTTTATTATTTTTACATTTACCACATTTAATTAAATCTGACATAGAAACTTGTTTGAATTCGTATGCTTCTTTTAATTGTAATTTTTGTTTTTCAATAATATTAAACCATTTTTCAGGATATAATTTTTCTCTCGGCATTTTAGCTAAATCATGTGGGCAAAATTCTTTTTTTTTTAGTCTTTTTATTAAATCTTTATTATTAATATAAGTAGATGATACTAAATTTGAATAAACAGAACGTGCTATATTACCATATACTTCCATAAATTGGTTACATAACCAGGATAATTGTATTTTATTTTCAATAGCATAATCTAAAGAAGCATTAAATACACCAATTTCAAGATCATCTACTTCTAATTTTGTTAATTTTGTTTTTTCAGTAATTAATTTTTTATAATTATCTCTTATAATATTATCGTTATTAGACATAATAAAAAATATTATATAAATATATTAATCATTTTTTTAAATATTAAAATAAATATTCTTCGTCAAAATATTCTTCTTCCTCATAATCGTCTTCATAATTATTTATTTCATCTTCGTAATCATAATCTGAAATATAACTTTCATTATCACTAATATAGTCATTGTTTTGTTCTAAAACTTCATATTCTTTATTTTCATATTCTTCAATTAATTTTTTATAATAATCAATAATATATAACAAATCTTTGTATCTTCCAAAATATTGTTGATAATGTAGTCTATGGTCTTCATTATATTCATCATCGTCATTACAATCTTTTTTAATATATCTAATGGGTTTAATCTTATCAATAATTTCTTTTTTATTAGTATTTAATAAACTATCATAAATCTTTGAATATTTAAGAATATTTTCATCAGTTTTTTCAATATTGTATTTATCTAAAAAGAAATCAATTGTAACACTTTTTATTACATTATTAATATTATTAATTTCGTTGTCACATTTATTAAGTTTCATTTTAATAATTATATTACCATTAATATAATCGTGGAGACTATCATCAAACATAACTTCTTCAAATTTTAAAATTTCTTGAGACATAGTTAATGTTTTATTTGTATATATTAAGTATTAATAAAATAATCATTTTTTTTATTTTTATTTAAAATTATTTACGATATTATTAAATAAGTGTAAAAACTTTTATAATGCAAGGTCTAAATAATTTAGGAGCTACTTGTGCTGTCAATACTATGATACAAATTATTTGTAGAAATCATTACTTAAGGGATAGTATCTTAAAACAAGATATTCCCAATAATACACTAGCAATTGAATTAAAAGAAATATTAAAAATTATGTATGTTGATAATAATTCTTTAAGTCCAAATAAATTTATTAAAAATTTATATCAAAATCTTTCTATGTTTAATTTTGGAGAACAATTAGATTTAACAGAATTATGGCTTATGTTTTTTGATAAAATATGTGAAGAAATAAATTATAAGTTACCAGATATTAAATATAATAAAAAATTTGAAAATTGTTTGTTAAATGACCCATTAATAAATGATAAAGCAGATTATATTATAAATAAATTTAATAATAGTAAAGAAAGTTCTTGGTTAAATAATAATCAAGGTGTAATTATAAATATTATAGAATGTAATAAATGTAAAAATATATCATATAATTTCGAACCTTTTGTTGCGATACAATTAGATTTACCATCAATTAGTGATAATTCCGTTTCATTAACTTCTTTATTTAGAAATTATTTAAAACAAACAATTAGTAAGGATGAATGGAAATGTGAAAAGTGTAAAGAAAATACGGAATATAAAAAAACTTTAAAATTATGGAAGGTTCCAAATGTTTTAACATTTTTTATAAAAAGATATATAGATATTAATAAAAAAAATAATCAAAAAATTAATATAAATAGAAATATAAATATTAATAAAGGATGCATAATGTCAAATAAAGATTTATATGTTTCATATAATATTTCATCTATTGGTTGTCATATAGGTAATCTAAATAGTGGTCATTACTATGCTATATGTAAAAATGAAGATGGTGAGAATTTTATTAAATATGATGATATGAATATTAATGTTTACAATAAGGATAATTGTAATTTTTTAAATGATAATAAAGACTGTTATATGATTACATATTCAATTTAATTTTTATATTTTATTATAATAGAACATGTCAAGTAAATCAAAAATGCCTATAAATGAAAATACAACATCATTATATTATATTACTACGATATTAAAGATAATATTAGCATTAATACCACCTATAATAGGTTTATTATGGATATCAAAATTAAAAAAAGAGTATTGTTTATGTTCAGAAAATTGGATGAGAGATTATAGAAATTTTTATTATATTTTTATAATAACATATACTTTTATTATGTTAATATATTCATTTGTATATGGTCAAAAATTAAATATATTTATTATGTTATTTATTATACTATTTAATATTACATCATATTTTATAATAATTTATTATATCAATATGTTAAAATATTATAATTGTAATTGTTCAGAATCTATAAAAAGTGAAATATTATATATATGGTATATAATTCAAGTAATATTTACGATATTAGCATTGCCTATAATATTTTTAACATTATATAATTTATATAAATAATAAACATATAATATAATTAATGTCTTATAAATATTTTTTCTTTTTACTATTGATATCATATGTTAATAGTTTTATAGTTAGTTATAATTATAATAAAATCAAACCTTTACAATTATCGAAAGATAAATATACAGATTATACAAATTTTATAAATAAAAATAAATATGATAAAAGTAATATTGAATATATTTATTTAAATAATTATTATGATTATAATAATATATTAAAATATATTAAAAAAAATATTGATAAAAAAATTTTAATTATATTTATAAATAATAATAAAATTATTAATAATTTTAAGGATATATTAAAATAATAATAAAATTTTTATTTTTGTAACCATAATGTTTTATTTTATAAAAAATATAAAAAAAATATATTATAGGTAATATTTAAATGTCTCTTGATGTACCATATAAGTGTTTTAATTCTTAATTCCATTTTCTACACAATTATCTGTATGTTCTGGATTTGGTAAATTTGTTAAATCCATTTCAATATTATTAATAAATATATTATTTAATTTATTTTTTTATAATGTACTATAAATATCACCGCGTGGTTGATTACAAGTAAAAACACAATGAATACTATTTTTTAGAAACTTTACTTAATCTTGAATCTAATTCATCTGCTTTTATAATATATAAACGTGTAATATTATACTTTGATAATAATTTATTAATTTCTTTAAAATCATCAGTTTCGTGAACTATAATTTATTTTTTTAAATTTTTCAATAACATTTAAATTATTTTCAATAAGATTTTTATCATAAACAATTATCCTAAAAACTAATATTCATTTATATTTTATAAAAAAGAATATATCTTTTATATATATGTAACATATATTTTTTTTTTTATATATAATTTTAATAGATATAATTATTAATTAATGAGTACATCTTCTACTACTACTATATGTAATCAAGCTAGAATAGTGGGATCTCGTGAAGAAATGTATTTATTTGATAAAAGTAATATTCGTAAATTTATTGAAATAGATGACACTCATCTAAGTGGATTTGATTTAAAAACTCTATTACAAAAAACTGATAATAAAGTATTAAAAATTATAGAAAAAATTGTAGATGGTGTAACTCTTGAGAATCGTGATAATAGATTAATGAATAAAATTAAAGAAGCAATTGAATGTGATCAATCACATGATTTTCACGGCGAACGGTGCAAACAATTACTAGATAATTGTCATACAGCTTATCCTGGTTATAAGCAAAAAAATGAGTCGCATATTGATGAACGAAAAGAAGAAACAGAAAATGTTGACATTATGAAATTAGAAACTGAAACTTTTCAATATATAATGGTTGATACAAAACCACAAGGTCTTTCATATTCTTCAATTCATACAAAAACAAAATTTAATATGATTTCAAGTGTTATTGATTGTGCAGGTTGTTCTTATAACAAGGATGATTTACATTACACAACAATTCTAGAAGATTTAGAATTATTTATATTAAATTTGGCTTTTATATTTTATCAAAGTTTTTTCAATTTTTTAAGATTAACATCAGATAAATCAATTTTTTTAACAATAACTTTGCCAACACCATCTACTCCTCCTCCTCCTCCTCCTCCTGCTGCTGCTGCTGCTGCTCCTCCTCCTACTACTATTGATATTAAAAAAAGGAATTTTATGGAAAAAAAAAAATACTGTATAAATTTATATATTGGTGATACTACTAATTGTGTTAAACATTCTTATGAACTTAGTGGTGGCGGTGGCGATAATGGTGAATTCAGTGTAGCAAAAATTTGTAGAATGTTAAATTCAGCAACATTAACTGGTTTTATTAAATTTTTAGATAAACATATAACTGGTATAACTAAAGAAAAAAAAGCAAAAGCTATTGTATCTATATGTCTATTAATGAAAGGTTTTGGTGATTTCGGACAAATGTTTTCAGTTTGTTTTATGTATAATATGTTTTATAATTCTGATGGTACAACTGAAAATCATAATAAATTATTTTGTAATTGTATATTAGCAACAGTTGATACTTTTTTATTTAGAATAGCACATATATTTGAATGTCCTATTGTAATTGGTACACAAAGAATAAAATATTATTCAATTGATACTTCAAAAAAATATTACGATTTAACATTTATGGAAGCTAATAATAAATATAATAAACTTAAAATTCATAAGACTGTACCTACTGCTGCTTATGCTGGTGCTCCTTTTGATTTCAGCTGGGACTTACCTGTTGAGAATTTAGGAACGCAATTAACAACACAAAAATTCTCAGTATTTCAAAAAAATTTAGAAATAAGTAAATCAAATA